AGAGTTATTTCATATGATCAAAACACAGGTGTTCTTAAGTATTGGCAAGATAGAACAAATGCAGGATTTAATTCTGATGGTACTTTAAATGCTGCACCTAAATATGGATTTGTTAATATTCCATTCAATGCAAATGCACTTTCAAACACTGGAGGTAGTTTAAACATTGTTGGGGGATCTGCAACATTACAGATCAGTACTTCATTTTCAGGTATTAGTACTGTAATAAATAATAAGACATATAATCTTGGACAGGAATTTACAATGGGTGTTGCGAATCCTGAATCCAAAAAATACTCTGGTAATATCATATATGTTGATAATAGACCTCCAGTAACAAGGTCTACTACCCAGAAAGAAGACGTCAAAATCATTTTGCAATTCTAAAGAATTATGCCACAGGAAACTAATCTCAACGTTGCTCCTTATTTTGATGATTTTGATGCAACTAAAAATTACAATAAAGTTTTATTTAAACCTGCTTTTCCAATTCAGGCAAGAGAGTTAAATAATATACAATCAATTCTGCAGGGGCAGATTGAAGCAATGGGAGACAACCTCTTTAAAGAGGGTAGTGTTGTAATCCCTGGAAATTCGTCATATAAACCAAGATTTCATTGTATTCAAATACAATCTGAATTTTTAGGAGTTCCTGTTCAACTATATCTTGATTCTTTAATTGGTCAAAAAATTACAGGTAGAACATCTGGTGTAACTGCAAAAGTTGTAACTTATATTACTAATGCACAATCTGATAATGGAAATTATACATTATATTTAAATTATGAAGATTCTAGTGATGATGGTAATTCAACTGAAGTTTTCTTTGACGATGAAATTCTTACATCAAACACTGCGTTAGCATTTGGTAATTCATTTATTGCTGCTGGTGAGGGATTTGCAAACACTATTATTTCAGGTGCAGCACAGGTAGGAACTGCATTTACATTGAGTGCAGGTATCTTCTACTTAAGAGGTAATTTTGTTACTGTAGATAATCAAATCCTTATTCTTGACCAATATAATACACTTTCAAGTTATAGAATTGGTTTTCAGATTGAAGAAAAAATTATAACAGCAGATGATGATAACTCACTGTATGATAATGCAAGTGGTTTCAATAATTTTACAGCACCAGGTGCTGATAGATTCAAAATTACTGCCACATTAGCTAAAAAATCACTTGATAATTTTGACTCTCAAGGATTTGTGCAAATTGCTGAAGTTAATAATGGCAGATTGAAGAATGCAATCAATAACAGTCCAAGATATAATGTTTTAGGTAATGAATTAGCAAAGAGAACCTTTGAAGAATCAGGTCATTACTATATTAAAGAGTTACAAACTAAAATTAAGGAAAGTTTAAATGATCTTGAGGGAAATAGAGGAGTATATTTCTCAGATCAACTTACCCAAAATGGAGCAAATCCCTCTGATGATTTGATGGTTTTACAGGTTTCACCTGGTAAAGCATATGTCAGAGGATATGAGACTGAAATTAAATCACCACAATTTCTTGATGTCCCCAAACCAAGGACATCAAGAACCCTTTCAAATATTGGTGTAACCTTTGATTTTGCACCAACACTTGCAGTTAATAATGTAACAGGAAGTGCCCCAATTGGATTTAACACAACTAACACACTTTCTTTAAGAACTCAAAGAGTTGGTGAAGATAAATTTAGCACTGTTGGTGAAGAAATTGGTAGAGCAAGAGTTTATGATTTTGCTTTAGAATCAGGTGCATATAATGCAACTAATACTAATATCAATCAATGGGATCTTTCACTGTTTGATATTGAGTTTAAAAATCAAATTACTTTAAATCTATCCACCACACTGCAAAAATCAACTTTTATTCAGGGTGTAAAAAGTGGTGCAAGTGGATTTATTAATGAAACAATTACTGGTATTGGACACACCTTGTTTAATGTAAGAGGTGAATTCCAAAGAGGTGAAGCAATCTCTATAAATGGTGATTCTGATCAATTGAGATTCATTGTTGATACCAGACAATTCTCATTAGGTGATGTAAAATCAGTTCTTGGATTTATTGGATCTGGAGTTGGAGCTGCTAATACATTCACTGCAGATGTTATCCAAAGTCCTATTTTAACTTTTGATAATGTAAGTATTACTGCAGCAAGTGCAGGAATTTCAACAGTTTCTAGTCCTTCAGTTGGTGGAAGAACATTTGTTGGTGTTGTCACCACAGGTAATATTGTTCAGTTTGAAAGACCAGGATTTACTGATGTTTCTTTTGGAAGAGTTACTTCTATTGGTTCAACCAATTTTGAAATAGCAGGTGTTACTACTGTAATTGGTGTTGCTGATGGTGGTCTTCCAAGTGCTGGATTTGAAGCTAATGACCTAAAAGTTCTTACTTCAAAATTAGCAAATTCTCCTAATAGTAGTAATGAGTCTGGTAAGAATACACTATACAGTGTTCTTCCAAATTCAAATGTAAAATCTGTTAATTTGAATGGTGCATCAGGTGTTATCAGAGTTAAGAAACTTGTAACTATTAGTAGTTCTGGTGAAACAGGAGCAATTGCAGTTGATGATATTGATAACCAAACTTGGACTTCATTTGATGAAGAAAGATACTCACTTCAGAATGATGATGGAACAACTCAGATTTTAACAAAAGATAAATTTACATTTAATACTGCAAGAACAGAAGTCACTATTCAAGGATTGACTGGCAGTGGTTCAGCAGTTCTTATTGGTACTGTTCTTCAATCTAAACTTACTGCAAAGATTAAGAGAAAAAATATTGTTAACAAAATAACAATTAATAAATCATCTGATCCAACATCAGGTGTTGATGCAGTAGGATTTGCTGGAACAACCCTTAATGATGGTCTTGAGTATGGTAATTACCCATTTGGAACCAGAGTACAAGATGATACAATATCTCTCAACAAACCAGATGCCTATGTTGTTCATGCAATATTTGAATCAATCAATGTAGATGCACCCACTACTCCAACATTAACTGTCAGTAACATGACAGGACCAAGTGCAAATACACAAGATCTCAATATTGGTGATGTTTTTGTAGGTAATTTAAGTAAAGCAAAAGCAACATATCTTGAGCAATTATCCTCATCATCTATTGCTTTTGCATATGTTAATGATAAAACATTCCAAGATGGTGAAATTATTTCTTTTGTGGACACTGGTGTTCAGGCAAATGTAAGTGATATTTTATTAGGTTCACCAAACATTACATCATCATTTGAATTTGATAATGGTCAGAGAAATGACATTTATGATATTTCTAGATTGAGAAGAAGAGCAGGTGCTCATGTTCCCACAAAACAACTTCTCATTTACTATGGTAATCTTGATTATGATCCAAGTGATATTGGTGATATTACAACTGCAAACTCTTATATCAATTGTAATTATAAAAATCAAGTTCAATCCACTAATGGATTTAGAAACACAGATCTGATTGATTTAAGACCAAGAGTCTCAGATTATACTGTGACTGAAGGTGGTAATTCACCATTTGAATTTGATGGTAGAACTTTTGATAATGGAAATCACAGTTCTAAGCATATTTTTGCAAGTGATGAATCAACTCTTGTTGCTTATGAATATTATCTGGGAAGAGCAGATAGAGTTTATCTGACCAGAAATGGAGACATTCAAATTACTCTTGGTGCTCCATCAGATAGACCAGAACTCCCTGGTATTCTTCCTGGTGGTTTAAATATTGCAAACATCTTCTCTCCTCCATATCTTTTTGATGTAAAAGATACAAAAATTAAATTTATTGAGCATAAGAGATATCAAATGAATGATATCGCTAGACTTGAGAGAAGAATTAAAAATCTTGAGTATTATACATCACTAAATCTTTTAGAACAAAATACACTTAACACATTTGTTGCTGATGCAAATGGATTAAACAGATTTAAATCTGGTATTTTCATTGATAACTTCTCTTCTTATACCCCACAAGATGTTACTATTGGTATTAGAAACAGTATTGATCCAGTACAAAAAGTTCTAAGACCTGCTCATTATTCAACTTGTATAAATCTACAAGTTGGTAGTTCTGCAATTCCTGGAATTGGCACTGCTGCTCAATCAACTATTGATTCTAGATTTGCATCACTTGCTGGTCAAAGAGTTAGAAGATCAGGTAATGTAATTAGTCTAGATTACACTGAAGTTGCTGAAATATCTCAACCATACGCTACCAGAGTTGAGAATGTAACACCTTTCTTAATTGATTTTTATCAAGGAAGTGTTGCATTAAATCCAACCACTGATGTTTGGGTAAGCACTCTACCACCTGAAACTAATGATGTTATTATTGAAGGTAATTTTGAATCAATTGCAGCTGCACTTCAGGCAGATGTTCAAGATGGTGCAGATGGTCTTAGAACTGGTGTAGCACCTACATTATGGGACTCCTGGGAAACAACTGGTATTAGTCTTGATCTCACTGGATCTAATCAAACTGAATCTTTTGCTGCATTCTCTCAAAGAACAGGGCAATCAACAGCATCATTAGGTCTTGGTGGAAACAATGCAACCTTAAGCACAATTAATTCAACTACACTTAATGGTGCAATTAACATTGAGCAGAATAGGACAGGTGTTCAGCAGACTGTAAATGAAATTCTTACAGATGCTGAATCATTAGGAACCAGAATTACCAGTAGATCTATCTCTAACTTTATGAGAGAGAGAAATATTGAATTTACTGGAACTAGAATGAAACCAAATACACAAGTATTTGCTTTCTTTGATAATGTAAATGTCACTGCTAGATGCACACCTAAATTGATTCAAGTTAATATGAACTCTGGTGTATTCCAAGTTGGTGAAGAGGTTGTTGGAACAGTTCCTGGAGCAACTGAGCCAGGATTAAGATTTAGACTTGCTAGTGCAAATCACAAGTATGGTCCTTTCAATAATCCAAGTGATTTTTATGATAGCAATCCTTATTTAAGAACTAATAATGTCCCTTCAGTATATTCTGCTCAAAGCACTATTCTCAATGTAGATACAGTAACACTTGCTTCTGAAGAAAATCCAACTTTTACTGGTCATGTTGTAAATACCATGATACTTCAAGGTCAAACAAGTGGTGCTGAGGCAACAGTTGCAAATGTAAATCTAATTACAGACAGAGTTGGAACACTGCAGGGTTGTTTTGAAGTTCCAGGTGAAAATGACCTGACAATGCAAACCTTTAATACTGGAAGGAATGTATTCAAACTGACCAGTAGTAATATTAACAGTAGAATTGAAGGAACTGTTACAACTGAAGCAGAGGAAATCTTCTATTCACAAGGTGATATTGATACCACTGAAGAAGTAACCCTTTCTCTTAGAAATGCTAGAATTAGCACAGTTGATGTCACACCTGAAAGTCAAACTCTTAATTCTGATGTAGACCTTGATATTATCAATAACACAACTCTAAGACCTACACCTCCTCCTCCACCACCTCCAGCACCACCAAGACGTGGTGACCCTCTTGCTCAGACTTTTAAAATTGATGCATCAAGTGGAATCTATGCAACTAAGGTTGATCTGTTCTTCCAAACTAAAGATGATAATCTTCCTGTTACAATACAGATAAGAGAGACCACATTAGGAACTCCCAATAAAACTATTCTTGCATATTCAGAGGTTACTCTTGATCCTGATGATGTCAATGTTTCTAATGATGGTGTAGTAGCAACAACATTTAGATTTGAATCACCTGTATATCTTAGAGCTGGTGCTGAATATGCTTTGGTTGTTCTTGCAAGTGTTACAACTTATAATCTTTGGATCTCAAGACTTGGTGAACCAGATGTAACAACTCTTGCTACAGAGTCTGGTAGAGTATTAGTAACTGAACAACCAGTTCTTGGATCTCTGTTTAAATCACAAAACTCTTCAGTATGGACACCAAGTCAATATGAAGATATGAAGTTTGTACTTCATAGAGGAGACTTTGTTG